TAAAGAACTTCGGTTTATTATTGTTATACTAAAAATGCCATCCAAGTGCCTAGGAAAAGACCGTCATATGAATCCTTGTAAATTCAAGATTCAACATGAAGAAACCAAATTTTGTAAAAATCACCAATATATGAATATGTATACCGATACTCAATTGGGATCCTTGACTATTTGTACAGGCTGTAAAAAAGCGTATTATTTAGAAAACCAAAAAATATGTGATGTATGTAAAAATCGTTCTAAAGTCGTTCGGGAACAACAAAGCCAAGCCATACAATCGGAACAAATTTGTCAGCATGAACCCTGTAAAAACAAAAAATACAAAGACACTTCCTACTGTAAATTACACGAAATATATATTTGGGTCGACCAAGTAAAAGCGTCCGGAAAGATTCCCTGTACACAATATAAACGTGGTTGTCGTAATGTACTGGAAACGGATGCTGAATACAAACGGTGTGAACCTTGTCGTAAGGCGGAAAGAGAAAAAGACAAAGCAAAGCGCGATCAAGCCCGAACGCAAAATGCTGAAAGTGCTAAAGATGCTTCTCGTGATACCAAAGTGTGTACTACTTGCGGTAAAACACATAACAAAGATGCATTTGTGGGGGAACGTTCAGTGGAAACCTTGACTTGTATACATTGTCGGTATAATGGTAAAATACAAGATAGAAAAAGGGACCAAGAACACCGTAGAAAACAGGGTCGTATTTATGATTCCAAAGAATCGCGTAAAAGGCAGAAAAAAGAATGGAAAAAGAACAACTGGATTAAGGTTGTTCGTGCGTGGAAACACTACCGTGAAAGACAACGAGCCAAAGACGAAAATGCTTATTTAAAGAAAAACGCAGAAAATGCTAAACAATGGAGACAAAATAATCCGGATGCAGTAGAAGCAATCAATACTAGGAAAAAAGAGAATATCCATTGTCAATTTGGCATTTATGTACAGTCATCCAAACATAGAAATATTCATTTTGAACTTACTGTAGATGAATACAAATCAATCGCACAAAATCCTTGTTATTATTGTGGAACTGTAAACGAAAAAAGAGGATTCAATGGAGTAGATAGAGTGGACAATTCTATTGGATACAATACGGATAATTGCGTTGCTTGTTGTTCTATGTGTAATTATATGAAAGGGACAATATCGAGAGACAACTTTCTACGGCGCATCGAGCATATTTTAACTTATTCCGGGTTTATACAAGGGAAATTATTTGAAGACTCTTTTCAAGATTACAAGTCAACTTCATATGATAGGTATCATTCCCGTGCAAAAAAGAGGAACCTTTGTTTTGAATTGTCTGAAGAAGATTTCAATCGTTTAAAAAGTGAAATCTGTTATTTATGCGGTAAAATCAATACCATGAATCATAAAAATGGGATTGATCGAGTAAATTGTTCTCTCGGATATACCATTGAGAATTGTAAACCATGTTGTGGCGGATGTAACTATATGAAATTGAATTTTGAGTTGGACTCATGGTATAATAAATTGCAAAAAATATTCAACCATCAAAATAATCAAATATCAATTCTGTAGGTAATATTTTGTTTATTTAAATGATGAAGAAGCCTATTTTCTTTAATTTTACCATGGTAATCAGTAAAAAATAAATCCAAACCCAACGATGCTTTTTGCTTTTCATCTAAAAAGGGCATCAAGTGTCCAGCACCAATACAAACGTGTATATCTTTCGTTTGCTTTTTGTACTGGTCTACTATATTTTTGGCCATACGGTCTTCTCTCTCTAATAATGTTTTTTGTATCACAACATCATCTACAGTAGAATTAGGGTGTATTGTTTGAATCGTATGGAGACACGCAGTGCGGATCACTTCATATGGTATATGCGAAGGCAAACCACCGTGTAATTTTGCGCGTTTACGAATATGGGTTTTCATATTGTCACTACTGTTTTCATAGTCATCAATAGTAAACCATATATTCTGTATAAAATGGTCATAGGACTGGAACCAACTTTCTTTGGAAAATGTTTCCATATAGGATTTCAATTCAGGGAAAAAAAGTACAGACAATAGGAAGAAAACCAGTACTGCAATGGAATGATTTCCTCCTTCTTTCAATGTGATAAATGGAACCTGAGACATGGTATAAGTAGAGCATAAAATGGTTTCTGGATATAGACCGTCTAAAGTTTCCAACCCTTGGATTGGTTTCATGACTGTAGAATCATATTCTCTACATTCCATCAATAACACAAAGTTTCCCTGTCGGGCGCTTGACATCAATATTTCTTTTTGAGCCTCGTATTTTGGTATATGCACTTCTGGGTGAAATATTATCATATCTACAATAAATAGTTATTATTACAATACAATAAAAATTATTTATATTTTTTTACAAAAGGTTTGTTTTGTTATTTTGAATAATTATCCAAATGCTTATGCCCAGGTTAGGTCATCCATACCAGACACAACACTAGAGATGTTGCTATACGCAATTCCCGCCATACCGGACATAACCCTTAGGACATTGTAAGATAGAGCATAGACTCTGACCTTAGCAGTGGAGACACCAGCAACGGTTCCGGAAGAAAGGACAAGTTGTAGGACAGCATTGTCAATTCTGGAGAAGTTGCAAGTTCCTGAAGGTTGGTGTTCCTCAGGTCTAAGAGCGAATGAGTACAAGTTGATACCGGCATCTGGTGCTCTGGTGTGGTGTTGGAATGGTTGGACAACGTCGAAGTATGATCCTTCACGCTCGGAGAATCTGTCTTGGCCGTTCAATTGAAGTTTGGCAGTGACAACTGGGTTCTCTCCCCAGCAGTGCATGTCAAGAGCGGTCTCAGCAAGGACAAAGGTTCCTGCATCAGAAAGTGCGGATTGGTCGACTCCACCTTGTAGTCCAGCCCAGGTTCCGTTTCCACTGACATCGTGTGCTCCGTTGCTCTCGAAAAGACCAGATGTATCGATGAAAGCAGCAGAACCTGAGGTGGCATCGGGTCCTCCGAAAGCATGGATTGCGTTGGGAAGAGCATCGATGGCATCAGTGTAGTTGAATGGCTGAGCACCAAGGGTCTTGAAAAGGGTGGATCCTGCTTCCAATGATGAGCAGTAGTCAACGTTGGCATCAGGTTGGACAACCCAGATCAATTCCTTACATGGGTGGTTGAAGTTCAACTTAATCTTGTTGGATGATGAACCGACAGATTCGTCACCAGTGAATTGAAGTTGCTCAATCAAGTACTCATGAGGGTTTTGTGCCATCTTTCTACGTTCGTCAGTATCCAAGAAGATATAGTCGATGTAAAGAGATGCGGCAACAAGGGATTGTTGGTATGCAGTGGTGACAGACTGGGTAGCACCACCAGTTGCAGATAGGTCAGATACTGCCCATAAGCATTCTCCAATAGGTCTGATATCCAAGTTGATCTTGACTTCGTGGTATTGAAGGGCAATAAGAGGAAGTGCAAGTCCTGGGTTCTTGGTGAACCAGAATTGAAGGGGAATGTAAAGGGTGGTTTCTGGAAGTGCGTTTCTGGGGGCACAGACTTGTGCGGGTCCAGATGCTCCTGCACATGGTCCGGCAACATCGGCGAATGATGGGTCGGTGATGTAGGTCAATTGGGTGGTGTGTCCAATCATCTTCCAGTATCCTCTTTGTTGTTCGGAACTCATGGTCAATTGGTTCCAGATGTGCATCCAGTCACCATATTGTCTGTCAATTCTTTGACCTCCAATCTCAACCTCAACTTGAGAGACCATTTGTTCACCAACATAGTCTAACCATCTGGCATAGACGTTTCCACTGGATGCCTTCATTTGTTGGTTGATTTCAGGAAGAGTTACTTGCAAGTAAGTTCTGTATGCAAGGTCACCGTTTCTTGAAAGAACGGCACTGACTCTGCGACCAAAGTCGGCTTGTCCTTGGAAAGTCTGTTCAATGGATTCCATTGCGAAGTTGGTGTGGCGTCTGTAAGACACCTTCCAGTAAGTGATTTCGGGGGTTCCGGTTAAGAAAAGATCTTGTGCGCCATAGGCGACGATTTGCATAAGTGCTCCTGCCATTCTTGCTAAATATAAAATGCCTAAAGATAAAAATTTCTGGGAAAATAACCCGTTTTACTACATTTTGTCTACGTAAAAAATTCTTTTCATTTTATTATACGATATTTATTCTACTACATAACTAGTAGTGGCCCATTGTACAGGAATTACTGTAGAAGAACAATGGAAATGTGGCAAAAAACGCCTAAAGTTCTCTCCATTTCTTGAAAATATGAACACAATGAATGAAAAAAGTGGCAAAAGATCCCGAAATGGCAAAATGCCTAAAGTTCTTGTCCAGTAGAATATCAGGGAAAAAAGGAGTTTAAAGAATTCATTTCATTTTTATCTACAAGGGATTTTACTATGGAAAAAAAGAAATCGAATCATACTACATCCATTGATGAAAAACACAATGATATGATGAGTATGTATTATGTGATCGAAAATGAGACTGTACCCAAACTGGAACAAGAGATACATGACCTTATTAAAGAGGCTAAATCAATACGTACGAAAAAAAACGAACACTATTATGAATTGCTAGACGAAATCAAAGTCAAGAAACAAGAACTCAAGGGATTGAAGACCAGTAAAAAGGATTATTTGCTACAGAATTCCAAATACATTTTCCATTATTATGAGGAAAAGCAAAAGATTAATTTAGGCGAAAATGTGAAAGACAAGAAGACCATGCATACTTTTTTCAAAATCAAAGGCAATACGGATGAAAGTAGCGATCTCAATAACGAACGTTATAACCAGTCTAAACGCCTATTTCAACAATATTGGAAAAATGTAGGACAAGATACCGTTCATCTACAGGAATATGTATTGGATTCCGAATCTTGTCTATTGTGTAATCAAGGCGAATTGATTCCTTTAGAAGAAGAAGGTGTGTTAATTTGCAACAACAAGAAATGTGGGAAATTCGTGATTCATATTGTAGACAATCAAAAACCCCTAAATAAGGAAATGCCCAATGAAGTATCCTATACGGCCTATATTCGCCTAAATCATTTCAAGGAGATTTTGTCTCAATTCCAGGCGAAGGAAACCACTCGTATACCCGAAGAAGTATTGGATGCTGTACGACAACGTATCAAAAAAGAGCGGAAAAAAATCAGCGAACTGAATTATATTGAAATGCGTAATATATTAAGTATTTTAGGGTATAATAAATATTTTGAACATATACAGTACATTAACTCGATTTTAGGCATTCAGCCACCGGTTATGGATGAAGAGTTAATAGAAACCCTTTGTGTATTGTTTATTGAAATCCAACAACCGTGGGCCATTTTTTGTCCAATCACTCGGACCAATTTTTTCAATTATACTTATATTTTGTGTCAATTGTGTGTTTTATTGGACCAACGTCAATACTTGCCATTCATTCCTATGATGAAAGACCGCATTAAGCAATTGGAACAAGATATGATTTGGAAAAAGGTGTGTGAATATTTAGATTGGTATTATTATCCTACAGTATAAATTGTCTCAAAAACATCACAAAAACTCAATGGAGGTCCTGGCCTTTCATACACTTTTGTAAGTATTCTGTATAGTGAATCAACTGTGGCCGTAGTACGTGATTATAGTAGGAGTCATCACGTCGGATTTTATGATACCGGAAATTGCGTTCGTAATATTCAATCAAAAACGCCTCGTCTAGACCGGTCATTTGTAAATATAATTGGACTTGTATACTTTCATAGCGTTGTAATTTCTTATGAAACGAATGGACCCGATTTTTGATTTCAATCAAGACCCGGGTTCCATCTTCGCGTTCCAAGATACGATCGATTTTCCCCGATACCACAAATTGGAAATCAATGCTATTTTTTATCATCAATGTATATGTTTTGTCGTCTTTATGAATAGCCTTTCCGTATCGTCCAACGATTTCCGCCACATGTTCCTCATTTAAAGTACCAAATACCCGTCTATAGTGACTCAAAAGCACACGTTGGTCATTGGCCTTGGTTTTCGCCGATGCATTTTTGTATTGTTCCGTAGAAAAGATACATGCAATGGCTTTTCCGGCTAATTTGCGCAATTCGCTACTTTCTCTACAGTGTTTAATCTTTTGGAGTACAAAGCGGTGATACTGTAGACCTTCCGGTGATAATTCCTGTAGAACAAGAGCATCTTTGTCCACATAATCATAATCGATTATGTGTTTCTTTAGCAATTTATTGGTGAGATCTTCTTTTGTACCAAATGGAGACAAATTGAATATTTGCGCCACTTGTGATGCTGATATGGATACATTTTGTTTTCGTTTAGCCAAGTTGATAATAATAGAATCCACCGATGAATTGTCGTCGTCCGTAGATTCATGATACTCCGTCATTTCATCTTCAGTGACTTCGTTTTCTGATAGTACAATAGGTTCGTCTATTATAGTATCAATCTGTGTATCAATCTGCGTGTCGATTACTGTAGAAGAATCATGTTCTGGTTGTGGTTCTACTTCAAATTGCAATGAAGGCATTGTCCAAATGGTTTGCATACTTTGTCGTGTGTTTTGTTCGTGATTTACAAGAAAATTAGGCTTTTTTGTGTAAATCCTAATATCAGAAAACAAGTTTCGTCAATTTTACAAGGACTCTTAATTAATTACTCATTGTATTTACTCTTTTTTGTTGCCATCTTCCAAAAATGGTTTTTTGCTTTGAATGGGTTCGGCGGCTTCACGTTCATCGTAATTAATGGTATTGGCTCCTACCAAGTTACCATCTGCATCCATAGTTTGGGTCAGTTTGTTTCCACTAGCCTTGGCTTGACGGACATTTTCCTCAATGGCCTTACGTTTAGCATCGTACAAACGCTTTTCAAATTCTTCCTTGGCCTTTTTCTCGTTCTTCAATTTCTCATGGTGAAGTTGGTTTAGTTCTTCTTCCAAGAATTCAATACGACCGGTTTTATAGGCATCGGGGTCCAAAGGTGTCCATACAAAGTTACGTCCTACAAAAATATCGTGATTGGGGTCACGGTCACGGAGTTCCTTGGCGTATTTCTCGGCCTCTTCTGGACTAGCGAAGTTACCACGATTAATAAATCCCCGTACAGAAGTCTGATATTGGTTATCGCGATTGTATTCTTCAGCCAAACGTTCTTCATTTTTGTCCATGAATTGTTTGAAATCACTGACTACATCTTCACGCTTTAGCATATTTTCTTCTTCTTTGCAAAAAGTCACTAAATCATTCAAGATATTTTCCGGATTGATACTGTACTTGTACGATAAAAATTGCGTAAAATCGGAAAACATGGCCACTGCTTTACTGTACTGCCATTGTTTGACGAACTTTTCAAACATGAATAATTCGCGGTTACGAATAATCTTTTCAGGAGAGACGAATGAATA